GGCAGGCACATCTTTCAGCAGGGGCAGCATCTTCTTGAAGCGAGGCGAGTAAGTCCACAGCACTTCATAGACACCTACCGGGATGGCTGTTTCGCCTTTTATCTTGCGAGCCTTGTTCTCTTCAAGTGGATGCCATATAGCAAGCCCCCTGTCGGTATCCTCCAAGGTCTCACAGATGCGGTTTCCGTCAACATAGAGTATGCCGATAGAGTAGCCTTTCTTGCGGTATTTCCGGTGTAGTCTTATCTCCATATCAGTTATCGTCTTTATCGAGGATAGTGCGGCCTTCTGAGGGCTTGTTGTTGCGCTCGTCCTGCCATTTCTTTACGATGTCGAAACGCTCGATGAACTTGACGGAGAGGACGTAGTATAGAAGATCAACAAACTTGTACCATGCCGTGCCCTTGCTCAGGATATTGAGCCAGTTGCGACAGATGTTGGTGCCAAAGATATAAATGGCAACATAGCACAAGATTTTAACGACTGCGATAGCCTGGTCTTCTTCGTCCATGAAATGGCCTATCACGAAGAAAGAGGCAGCGGTAACGAAGAAGATGAAGCAATATGCGAAGAACATGAGTGCCTTCTTGGTGCTCCATCCCTCCTTGTTGACAATGGCAGCTACGAGACCGAAGAGAAAGTTGACCCCGAAAAGAGTGACCATTGCCCACATGAAATTCTGAATCGGACTAAGGAGCGTGAACAAGGCTCCCACTACCATAATGATATATGTCTTGATTTCTCCCATGATTCTAAAAGGGTTTGAAGGGTTTTGAGATACGTCCGGGCTTTGCAGCATTGACGAGTTTCTTGACTTCTGCCTGCGACTCAATCTTCTGGTTTACCTTGTCGATGGTCACAGGATCTTTCGTGGTGAGGCGCATGGTACAGAAATCAGCCAGGGTGGCAGCAACCACGTATTCATGCACCTTGTCGCAAAGCTGTGGGAATGTGGTGTCGTCGTACCATTCGGGCATCAGAAGCGTGATGTCAATCTCATCACGGTCTTTGATGGAGTTCATGGCCGACTCACGGAATTTTTCGAGAACAAAAGCCGACATTGTGGTCTTGGCCTCTCCGATGTGCGAGTCTATCCAGCGGTAGAACATCTGCTGATACTTGGTGGTGGCATTCGTCAGGGTATCGTCCTGTGTGCCATCGGGATTCTTGCGGGCATCGGCCAACATGCCAAGCTGTGCATCTATATCAAAGAATATCTGGTCGCGACGGATGAACAGATGCCGCTCGAACTTGGGGGACTTGATGCCGTACTGCCTATCGTCGCCACTGTTTGGTTGATGGCGGTACGGCCAGTTATCGTCTGGCTCCGGGCGGTCGAAGCGCAAGGGATGGTAGCCTTTTTCTTTGTGTCTTATATCCATATACCTTATTATATATTATAGGACTGCGGAGATACCGCAGTATACTTAACTGTGATCGGTGATGTAGACATGGAGGGTACGGGTCAGTTCCTCGTTGTGGCGGGAATAGAGCTGAATCCAGGTGTGGCCACGATGTTTGCCTATAACCGTAAAGCCATCTTCTGAGCGGCCAACGTCGATCAGTGTCTTGTCCTCCAACCGGCACTCAATATCGTCGATAGCGCCATCCGATATTTCGTAGGTCACGGTAGCCTCTTCTCCAATCTCCAGTTCGAAGGCAGAGCCAGTGGTGCGAAGATAGGTAGTGTAAGGTACGGTAGGGACTGTGGGTGCGGTCTTGTTGAAGCATCGTCTGATAGAAGCTAAGTCACGCTCAACGAACTGAGCATAAAGTGCAGATTGTTTCTCATTGACGGGTTTCCACCAATCCATCAGGATAGACTCTTCGATGTATTTGGCAGAAAGACGTGCAAGGCTCTGCGTGTAGCCTTTGTTGAATCGGTCTGACACAATCAGATGAACGACGATATTATCTCCATCGTCAGACGATTCAATACTGTTGTCGGCTGCTGAGAATCCCGATGTGGAAAGATAGTCCGAGAGGTGAGTCTTCAACTCTTCAAGAGCAGTATAGAGTCCTCTCAGTATCATCCGTTCCTGATATGTATCATCTCCCGCCTGCTCATGATAAGCGAGAGCGATAGCTTTCTGGTCGGCAGCTTTATCCACGTTGCCCCGGAAGAAGGTCTCATTCTTGACCGACTCAATAATCAGGGCTTTGACGAGTGTAAGGGTTATAGTCTTGCTCATATTAATTGTCTGTTACGGTTCCTGTCACGTCGTTATAGGATGAAGCGGAAGAGGCCGGAGCCACCTTAGAGAAGCACTTGCGGACATAGGGCAGCGTGTCGCTGGCCAGTGTCGCGAAGCCTTTGGCAAAGTCGGGCTTGATGGAAATCCACCACGTATAGAGGGCCATATTGATGATATACTCCTGCGCCAGGCCTGAGAGTGGGTTTGCCAGCCCTCCATTGTATCGGTCTGACACAACGAGCGTGATGATGATGTTGTCAGAGAAAGAATCAGTGATGCTTCCGGCAGAGCCATCAGCAAATTCCGCTATCTCTGCCTCAAACTTCGACACGGCAGCACGGATGGCGCGGTCAATCTTCTTTTCATGATGAGCATCATCGCCAGCCTGTTCGTTGTAAGCCACACCCGCATTTTTGACCGCATCAACCGAACGGTCAACATTTCCCGTGATAGTGGTATCGCCCTTTACGGCTTCAACCACAACGGCCTTTGGGATGGTAATAGTGATAGTCTTTGACATATATTCGATATTTTAAGATACTGATGTGGTGGCCGCAAACGGATCGGCAGCCGATGTTGGCGGTTCCTTATAGAAGACATAGCTGAGAAGCGACTGCATGGCTCCCGTGGCATCCGACTGATATTTCTGTGCCATATCTGGACGGGTCATGGCCAGGTATTCGCCAACCGTGTATAGAACACAGAAAGTAGTAACCAATTCCTCTGAGCGGGCTTCGAAATCAGCTGCACCTCTGGTGTTATGAAGAGTCAGGGTGAAACCCGTGCTTGTCAGCGAGAAGGTGCTAACCAACTGCCTCAGCAATGCTTCTACCTGCTGGGCAGCTGCGGCAAGGTACTGCTCGAAGATAGGGTCTTCGGCGGTAGACACGGTTATCTGCGAGAACTGATTCTGTCCGTCCTTCGAGTAGGTTCGCTTGCCGATGACTGACAAGTGACGCTTTACCGCCAGTTTGAGAGTAGAGAATGATAGTGTCATGCGGCTTGTAACATTTGTTGTGCGTTATTAACCTGCTGCTGATTGACACCCTGCGCCATGAGTTCCTGCTGCATGGCCATCTGCTGTGCCTCGTCACGCTGGATGATTTGCAGGAGTTCGTCGGCATAGGGGAGGTTGACAACCTCCAGGTATTGCTTGACGTTGATGGCCTGCATCTGCAAGAGCTGGAGGGCAGTGTCGTTGATGTAGGTACGATAGGCAGCGGTAGCGGCAGACTCCTTGATAGTCACCTCAAAGTCCACGTCACGCGCTGAGAGGTTGTCGTACTCGTAGAAGATAGTATGGTCGCGCGATACTACAAGGTCTGAGTGACGGTAGTACTGCTTGATCATCATGCACTTCTTCTGTGCAATCGACTCCATGAACGAAGTGAAGTCCTGGAGGATGGATGCGAGAGAAGTGGTGGCGTTCTGTGTCTCTTGTGCGTAGCGGGCAGCAGAAGTTCCGGCAGATGGAGTCTTGCCTTGAAGTGCCCCAGAAACATTGGTGATGTCGCGGGCAAGGTTAAGCTCCATTTGCAATAGTTCCTGCGTGCCAATCTGTACGGCTCCAGATGTGATGATTTCGGGACGGAGAGCAGGATTGACCTTATCCGTCTCGAAGAACAGAAGTCCGTCGTATTCGGTAATCTCTTCGGCTATATCCTCCTTTGACATTCCATCGGGGATATTGCCTATTGGGAAAATCATGATACCCTTTGCAGCCGAGCGTGCTGCCATATCGTGCATGATAATCAGGCGGTTGATGTAGCGCTGCTGGTCGATGATATTACCCATGAAGGGGTGTATCTCCGAGTTGACGTAAGGATAGAGTTTGATGGAGAAGGGGTGAGTCTTCGATTCGTATGGAGTCTCACCTTCGGCAAGCACCGTGCCATCGGGAGTCAGATAAGTGAAGTACCAATACAAATCCTCAATCAGTTCGTATTCTATCAGAGCCCATTCCTCTTCGGGGATTCCCATCTCCTGATACTGACGGATGCGCTCTTGGTTCTTCTGCTGGATTCGCCATATGTCCTTCACCTCGACGCGAAATTCTATATCGTCGGCCTTGGTGGCCAAGGGGTCATAGCATTGATACCGTGTCTTGGTCTCCTGCGTCCACACCTCAATCAGACGGTAGAGGCCATTGTCTGATGCCTTGTCGAAAGAGAGTGCGGAGAGACTTTCGCGCTCGTTCTGCTGATAA